CTTAAAGTGCGTCCCTCTCGTAACAGAGCGGGAGTGCCTTTAATTATTCCGGCAGGTGTTAGAGTTTTGATATCTAGAGATAGAGATATCCCTAGTATTAAACTCTGGATGACCTTGTTGGGTCTCTATCGGATTTTAGAGTTTAAGGGAAAATTATCCTTAAATACTATTACCGATAGTGGTCCTAACATTGATCATTTTATACCAGTTTGAGAGAAGTTCTTACGAACTAAATTCAAACCGCAACTACAAAAACTAATTAAGTTCCCTGAATTATCAGGACCTAAATTGTTTCCTATTCTAAAGTCTGGCCCTACGGCCATGACCTTAGATGATCCACCTGTGACTTCATATACAAATTCTTCTGGTAGAGCTTTAGTAATTGCTGCTCGGGTTTGACTTAGAAAGTCACCCGACAATCAATTATTGGAGGCTCTAAAGCGTTTTCTCCCTCAAATTCGGGATTCATCTACCTTCTTATCAAGGCTTCAGACTGTTGCCATGGTGTCAAATGAATCTATTGATCAATTTGACTTCTCAGGACTTTCCCTTGGTGCTACCAGGTATAAACTGGAGCCCGCTGGTAAAGTTCGAGTATTCGCCATGGTCGACGCCTGAACTCAATGATTACTCCACCCTTTGCATATATGACTCTTTAAGTTATTAAGAGCTATACCTCAGGATGGAACCTTTGATCAGATGAATCCGATAGTCCGCCTACAATCGAAGTGAGGAGATAGACCTAAAGGTCTATTTGCTTCAATCGATCTTAGTGCAGCTACCGACAGACTCCCCATTTCTCTCCAAGTTAGCGTACTCAAGGTGTTACTGGAAGATCTAGTTCCCGATTCTCAACAATTTGCTGAGGCGTGAAAAGATCTTTTAGTACTTAGAAAGTACTCTACAGGTTTGACTCCGAAGAGAAGTTCACAATCGGAATTTACCATTCCTGGTAATATTCCTAAATATGTTACTTACTCTGTTGGGCAACCCATGGGAGCACTTTCTTCCTGAGCTATGCTAGCAATTACTCACCATGCTATGATGCAGTTTTCTGCATCAGAATGTGGTAGTAAAGGATGATTTGAAGATTATGCCGTATTGGGAGATGATGGCGTTATTCGAGGATCTAATCCTACTTTAAGATATCGTCAATTGCTCCAAGAAATTGGAGTAAAAGCTGGATTAGCTAAATCTATTCTTTCTAAGAATAAATTTGTTATTGAATTCGCGAAGAAATTCTTCGTGGATAAAGTAACTGCTAATATGCTTCCTTTTAAAGAGAGTATAGCCACTCGTTGCTCTACTTCTTTATTGGTTGAGTTTATCCGGAAGTATGATTTATCCTTGAATGCAATTCTATCGTTTGTAGGATATGGGTACAAATCTAAGATTAGAGTCTATAAGACTTTATTATTTAGATTACCGACCAGACTTAGAGTACTACTAGTATGATTTTCTCATCCTAGTAGTCCTTTAGGTAAGTCTTCATATAGAGAGTGGTTACTTCAAAAATCCTGAACTGAAGGGTTTAAACCTTCAGATTCAGCAATTAATAAAGTTTCCTCAATCCTTGCTAAAAAGAATAACGAAAAGTTTAATTCTATTTATAAGGATTTCCTCTCTTATATACAAGACTTGGAGGGTACGTCTAAAAAATTAGATTCAGTTACCCCAATTCCTATTATTTCGATGGCTTCCCTCAATGGCTCAGATGGCGCTACGGTTACAACTAATGTACCCTGAAACGCTGTCTTGAGCCCTGAACTTCACTCTTCTGATATTGATTACGATTATTTATCAGCTTGGAATGAAGGAGGAATGTCCAACCATGGTTACCGGTTTCAGAAACTTAAAGATCTGAAGATCGGTATTGATGTTTGGAAATTGCATGATGAGTTTTTATCTGAAATGTCCAGCATTCGAGTCCCTCCGGTATTAGATACCATGGGGAACCTGATTGTTGAGCGTGCAGATGTATTATCTCTTCAATGCGCCACTTATTTCGCTTTAGATGATTTGAAGGCTAAAGTACCGGAAGAATTTTGAAAAGAATCTCGGGTATCAGAGAGACCTTTTAGAGACTTCCTGTCAGTTTATAAATATTGACAAGAGGCCACTAAACCATTATGATCTGAGTTCTATGGTAAAGATTTATCTTTACCAGAGAAACCTCAGGTACCAAAGATTGAACGAGGTGACAACATAGAAGGGTTGGTCAACCATCCATCTCCCTCGGGAAGTATTCTTAACTTCCCTTGGGTAGATTTCATTGTTATAAGTATTCTAACGTTTTTGATTTTAGAGTACCTATATGGCAGCCCGACCAGCGGTTATCTGGTGAGTCCGTTTCTTTATGATATAATATCAGAAGAAACGGAGACTAACACCTTAGAGATCAGTCAGGTAATCAGTGATCCTGGTATTCCTTGAATACCAGTATTATTGATGAGTGCTGGAGCGATTTTGCTCTCGGG